ATTTTGAAGAAACTTTTTGGATATATTCCTGTTTTTAAATTTGACAAAAGCAAGCATAGACAGTATACTATTAAGTATGAAGATTTATGTCAGTGAGGACAAATGAGTACATATATTTTAGTAGACACAGCAAATACTTTCTTTAGAGCTCGACACGTTGTACGTGGCGATCTTGACACAAAAGTAGGCATGGCGCTACATATTACACTAAACAGTGTTAAAAAGGCTTGGACAGACTTTAATGCAGATCATGTTGTGTTCTGCTTAGAAGGTCGTAGTTGGCGTAAAGACTATTACGAGCCATACAAGCGCAATAGACAAGAAACTCGTGATGCAATGACTCCTGCACAGCAAGAAGAAGATACTGTGTTTTGGGAGATCTTTGACGAGTTTAAAGACTTTATTGGTACAAAGACTAACTGTACAATGATGCGTCATCCGCAACTTGAAGCAGATGATTTGATTGCAGGTTGGGTACAGAATCATCCTAATGACGATCATGTTATTATTAGTACAGATGGCGACTTTGCACAACTTATTGCACCTAACGTTAAACAGTATAATGGCGTTAATAACACAATTATTACACATGAAGGTTACTTTGATGACAAAAAGAAACAGCCTGTGATTGATAAAAAGACAGGAGAGCCTAAAGGTGCTCCAGACCCACAATGGCTACTATTTGAAAAATGTATGCGAGGTGATACAAGTGGCAATGTTTTCTCCGCTTATCCGGGTGTTAGAAAGAAAGGTACAAAGAATAAAGTTGGCCTACTGGAAGCATATGACGATAAGGCCACGAAAGGTTATAACTGGAATAATCTTATGCTACAGCGTTGGGTTGATCATAATGGCGATGAGCACCGTGTTTTGGACGACTACAACCGCAATGTAACACTCTGTGATTTGTCTGCACAGCCTACAGACATTAGAGAGATAATTGATAACACTATTGCAGAAGTTGAACCTAAAGACATTACACAAGTTGGTATGCGTCTTATGAAGTTCTGTGCTAAATGGGATATGCAACGCATTGCAGACCAAGCGGCACAATATGCACAACCCTTACAAGCGAGGTATCCTAAATGATTAAAGCAAAAGAAGTATTAAAAAATAAGTTCTGGATTGTTGAACAAGATAACCAAAAAGTCGGTACTCTATCCTTTAATGAAGATCAGTATATGCTTAGTGACGCAAGCGGTACACGGTTTTTAACAAAAAATCAACTAACAAAAAGACTTGGCGGGAAAGTAGATTGGCAAAAACTAAACATTGTTGAAACACATATTAAAGAAATTCACGGTTATCCTACAAGTTGTACTCCGTATAATGATATGCTCGACGTTAAACGTAAATTGCCGTTATTTACAAAAAGTAAAAAATCTAAAAGTATTTACTGTGCCGGATACTATATTATTCGTTTTGACAAAGGATGGGTTAAATCATTTTGCCCTAAATTAATTACTATCGAACGTTACGAGACTCAAGGACCATTTAAAACAGAAATAGAAATGCGTCAGGCGTTGAGTAAGGTTAATGCAAGGTAACTTATTATTTGTAGGATGTAGTCATACAAACGGATTTCATTGGAATGAAAAGTCTGGTGATAAGTTCCACTGGCAAGATAATAATTATGCAAAAATTTATGCAGAATCTTTAGCAGACGACATCTGCTACATTTATGCAGGTTCTGGAGCACCAAATAGTAAGTATCCTCGATGGATTAGACATGTACTTAATACACATAAAATTGATGGTGTATTAATACAGTCTACATATTGGGACAGATGGCCAATGGGCAATAATCTTGATTTAAAGTTTAGACATCTCGAACCTGGATATTTTACAAGAAAATTTTTAGAATCTGACAAGTTTGTTCTTTATGATGATTATAATACTCGAGATTATAACGTAGTTGAATGGAATGAAAAAGTAAAATGGGATAGTGTAGGAATGTATGATGAAGGTTGTCCTGAGCTCAACGGCGGGTATGACTGGAAGGGCTTTGATACTAATTATATGCATATGAAGTTTCATACAGAAATTGTTACACATCTTAAAAATGAAGAATATTGCAAAGACATTTTTGTAATTGACTCAATGTGCAATGTACCAGTATATATCTGGAGAATAAATGATAGGGTACAAATGTCAGAAAACTTAAATATGTTTGGAGATCTTAAAAATGTAAAAGTTTTTGAAACTCCTGCAAATATTTGGATTAAAGATAATTTAAATATTGATATAGAAGAAATGAAAATAGATGAAGAACATTACAATTTTGATGCACATAAAATAATTGCAGAAAAATTTATACCGGAGGTACTTAATGGATCCTATTAACACAAATCCTATTCAAATGTTTTTACAACAAGTTAAAACAGCAGACACTGGCAATGCTAAAGAAGTTAAGCTCGATATGGCATCAGCAAAAAGATTAGCTTTTACTATTGGTGAAGTAATGACAAGGCTGAACGGAGATTTAGAAACATTACTTATTAAAAATGCTACAAAAGAAGATGAAGTCATTAAAGTAACAATGGACGGCGGAACTGGCTGGAAATAAACTACGTAGATAACTTGCTAAAAGAGATAAATATATGCGTATATTATTAAGGATTTACGCATATGAGCAGACCAAAACCAAATGTTCTATTAGAACATGTAGATAAAAAAACATATAGATCTGATCAAGTACTAAAAGCAGAAGCCATATGGGCTGTATTCTTTAAGGGCGAACCTTTTAACCTTAAATCTGCTAACATACTTACAAACTATCCTGGACCTAAATACAAAAAAGTATCTTTTTCAAATCCAGGTCATGCAATTAATCTTGCAAAAAAACTAAACGATATGTTTAACTGTAACGATTTTGAAGTTATCAAACTTAACCAAGGCGAAAGTATTCCATTGTCACAATGAACTGGAAAGAAACCTATACAAAAATATTTCTAAAACAACTTGATAAATCTGTTAATGATGTTTCAATTAAAGAACATTTACCACAGTGGTGGCAGAATACAAGAGCAAAAGATTCTGGCGGCTTACGCCTTACTGACGAAGGTCTTCGTGTAATTACAGAAGATCTAAAACTATCTACATATGACGTTCCATATCCTATAGATTTTGAAATTACCACTCAAACCATTATATTTTTAGATAAGTTTATTGACTGTCCTTACTATATGGGCCGAAAAGGTATTACAGTAACGGACGAAAAGAAAGCACTCGAACTTCATCTTTTTTCTGGCGATATACGAAAATATGGCTTAACTAAAGCAATGAACCGCCAGAAAAAAGATTAACTTTTTGGTAAAAAAGTACTTGACATTAAACGTGTAGAGTGTATACTATATATATAGTTAGAAATTAAGCACTGATTCACACAAGAGGGAATATATAATGGAAGCAACAGCAACACGCACAGTAAGCCCAAACTCGGCAAAGTCAAGCATTAAACATGCTATTAGTAAAAAACGTCCAATCTTCCTTTGGGGACCTCCAGGCATTGGTAAGTCTGATATTGTTGCACAGATTACAGACAGTCTGCCTAATTCACATTTGATTGACGTTCGTCTTTCACTTTGGGAACCTACAGATATTAAAGGTATTCCATACTACTCTGCAAATGATAATGCTATGGTATGGGGTGCTCCGCAAGAACTTCCAAGCGAAGAATTTGCAAAACAATACGACAATATTGTATTGTTCTTAGACGAAATGAACTCTGCGGCTCCTGCGGTACAAGCGGCGGCTTACCAGCTCATTCTTAACCGTAAGGTAGGTACATATAAACTGCCAGACAATGTAATGATTATTGCGGCTGGTAACCGTGATGCCGACAAGGGTGTTACATATCGTATGCCAGCACCGTTAGCAAATCGTTTCATCCATTTGGAACTTGCTGTTTCATTTGATGACTGGTTTGCATGGGCAGTTGATAACAAAATTCATAAAGACGTTGTAGGCTTTCTTAACTTTAGTAAGAAAGACTTATACGACTTTGATCCAAAGTCTCCTTCACGTTCTTTTGCAACACCACGTAGTTGGTCGTTTGTATCAGAATTGCTCGAAGACGATCTTGACGAAAGCACAACTACAGATCTTGTAAGTGGTGCAGTAGGCGAAGGCCTTGCAGTCAAGTTTATGGCACACCGTAAGGTTGCCAGTTCAATGCCTAATCCAACTGATATTTTGGACGGCAAAGTAAGTGAAATGAAATCGAAAGAAATCAGTGCAACATATTCCTTAACGGTTTCACTTTGCTATGAACTTAAAGAAGCTTGTGATAAGAACGATAAAAAGTTTGATGCTAAAGTTAACAACTTCCTGCGTTTTGTAATGGATAACTTCGAGACAGAACTGGTTGTTATGGGTATGAAACTTGCTCTTACACAATACAACTTGCCAATTGATCCAGACGAAATTGATTGTTTTGATGAATTTCATGAAAAATTTGGCAAATATATCCAGGCCGCACAGCAGGCATGATATAAAAAATGGGCAGGAAACTGCCCATTTTTCTTGACTTATATGTCATATTTGTGTATAATTAGTATATAAAGTTAGCAAAGAGGACAAAATTATGAGCGT